TTATTGCGGCTGCTCCGCAGACGGTTCGTAGCGGAAGCGCTGCAGGGTCTGCTCCAGTGCGTTCAGGTCCACCGGCTTGGACAGGTGGGCGTTCATGCCGGCGTCCAGGCTCTTTTTGACGTCCTCGGCAAAGGCGTTGGCTGTCATGGCGATGATGGGAATGGTCCGGCCCAGCGGGTTTGCACCGCTGCGGATCATCCGGGTGGCTTCGTAGCCGTCCATGCCGGGCATCTGCACGTCCATCAGGATGGCGTCGTACTCGCCGGGGGCCACTGTCCGGAATTTCTCCACGACCTCGGCACCGTCGCGGCAGATGGTGCAGGAAGCGCCCTGCATCTCCAGCAGGGACTGCAGGATCTCGGCGTTGATCTCGTTGTCCTCGGCGCAGAGGAAGCGCATCCCGTGCAGCGACGGGCTGTCCTGCGCCGGGGCAGGGCAGACGGCGGGTGCTGCCTGCACCGTTTCTTCGCAGATCTTGAAGTCCAGCACCACCTCGAAGCGGGTGCCCTTGCCCAGCTGGCTTTGCAGCGTGATGACACCGCCCATCATGTCCACGATGTTCTTGGTGATGGCCATGCCCAGGCCGGTGCCCTGCACCTTGTTGGTCACCGAATTCTCGGCCCGGCTGAAGGACTCGTAAATGTGCTTCTGGAACGCTTCGCTCATGCCGATGCCGTTGTCGGTAACGGTGAACTTGTAGCGGGCATAGTGGCCGCTGCGGAGGATCTCCTCCACATTCAGCGAGATGCTGCCGCCATGGCCGGTGTACTTGACCGCATTGGACAGGATGTTGAGCAGTACCTGCCGCAGGCGGGTGGCATCGCCTTCCACATTCTCGTGGAGCAGATCGTGGACCTGTACGGTGAACTGCTGGTCCCGCAGCACGGCCTGCTGGCGGATCACGCTGTCCACCTGTGCGATCTGCTCGGCCATGCGGAAGGGCTGGATGTTCAGGGTGGCCTTGCCGCTTTCGATCTTGCTCATGTCCAGGATCTCGTTGATGAGGTTCAGCAGATGCCAGCTGGCGGTCTTCAACTTGTCAATGTAGCCCTGCAGCTTGCCCGGGTTTTGCAGGTCGTTTTCCATCAGGCTGGCCAGGCCCACGATGGCGTTCATCGGGGTACGGATGTCGTGAGACACATTGCTCAGGAAGGTGGTCTTGGCCGAGCTGGCGCTCTCCGCCTGCTGCAGGGCCGCCCGCAGCTTTCGCTGGCTTTCCTGCAATTTCTGGTTCAGCTTCCGGGCCTGCCGGGCGGCTTCCTTGGCGTTTGCCTCAGCGATGCGCGACCGGCGCAGCGAGACAAGGATGACCGCCAGGATCATCCCGAAGAAGGTGATCAGCATCACGGAGACGACAAGAAAATTATCCTTTACAAAGTCGGTCACGGTCACCTTTTCCAGCGAGGCCTCGTACATGGGCAGCGCACCCGTCAGCATGGAGGCCGGGATCGTGCGCAGGGTCTTGTTCAGGATCGACATCAGGGTGACATCTCCGCGTGCCACGGCAAAAGAGACATTGCCGTCCTGCGTGAGGAAAACGCTGTGGAGCCTTTTGTCCTCACGGTACTTCGCGACCTCGCCCGATTCGGCAAGCAGGCAGTCGTTTTCGCCGCTGCGCACGGCTGCCTCGGCATCCTTCAGGGAATTGTACTCGACGATGTTCCAGTCCGGATAGCAGTAAGAAACGTACCATTTCAGCAGCAGGTCATCCTTCAGCAGAGCAACGGTGTTCGCATGGTTCTCGTTGAAGTAATTCTGCGCTGTGACTGCCGCCATGTTCAGGGTCAGGACCGTGTTGGACAGAACGAAGTTGTTCTCTTCCGCTACATAGGGGTTCTGGGCAAAATGGAAAATGAGGTCGATCTGGCCGTCTTTCAAGGCCTGGACCTCCTCTTCCATGGAATCATACCCGACCAGTGAAAAATCCAGCTTCTGGTTGTTGATGCTGTCGGATGCAAAGGTGATGTAGTCGTTGATCACCCCCACCAGCTGCCCGTTCTCCGGCACATAGGTACTGATGCCGGCATCGCTGGTCAGAAAACCGATCCGGATGTCTCCATGCTGCGTGACCCAGTCCTGTTCCTCACGGGACAGCACAGGCGTATAGGAGGCAGAAAGATACCGCTGGTGCAGCTCGTCGGCGTAAAACGGCTTGTCGAATTCCATCTTGCGCATGGCGTGATCCAGCTCTTCCTTCAGGTCCTGCCGGGTCCTGCTGATGGCAAAGTAGATGTCGGAGCCGCCGGTCTGGGCAATGGCAGACATGCCGTATTCCACCCAGCCAGGCGTCTCGGTGGAAATGACGCAGTCGATCTCGCGGTCCTGCGCCTGCTGCTTCTCCTGCTCGAAGCTGTTAGACCACACATATTGCAGATGCAGGCCGTGATCCTCCTCCCATTGATAGAACTGGGCGGCCTGCACGCTGGTTTTCAGCAGGGCGATGCGTTTGCCGTTCAGAGTGCGCAGATTTGAGGCCGAAATGTCCGTGTGGGCCAGGTCGGCATACAGATAATAGATTTCCCGGCCCATCGGCAGCTCACTGAACAGCATGTCCTGTGCACGGTCCTCGGTGTAGGAAACACCAGCCACCAGGTCGATCTCGCCGTTTTTCATCATCTGGAGCAGGTCCGACCAGCCGGCCTTGACATATTCATAGGTCCAGCCGGTGTATGCCGCGACCGACTGCTCGTATTCGTAGGCATAGCCGCTGCGCTCGCCGTTCTTGCCCGTGATATTGTAGGCGTCCTCATACCAGCCCACACGCACCACTTTTGACGCGGCTTGCGCTGCGTGTGCAGGAAGCGGCAGCAGCGCAAGCAGGCACGCCAGCGCTGCCAGAAGGCAGGCCCATCGGCGCAGATTCACCCTGATCTGACACATAAACAACTCTCCTCACAGAAATCCTCTGGGTTTGTCCGCCGTTAAGGCTGCTGCCGCAGGCTCCGCACCGGGAAGCAGACGGCATTTCTGCATAATATCCAAATTGATTATAGCGCTGCAAACCCCGCCTTGCAAGCGGTTTTATCGGTTTGATACGGCCAAAACGCTGCCGGCGGGGCGCTGTGCCCGCAGCCCGCACCGGCGCGGCATGGCTCTGCCTGCCGGAACATGCCTGCTGCTGCACAGCCCGGGAAACGAACCGTTGAACGAACAGGAAAAAAGTGCTCACGCTGCCCGACGCTTCCCATCCGAGAACACGAGTGGATATTGACAATTTGCGTGGTTTCTGCTATCCTATAAACCAGTGATTTGTCACAGGCGGAAGGCATTATCAATCGGCAGACCGCCCTTCGGAAAACAATAAAATAAGCTGGTGTGGCGCAATGGCAGCGCAACTGATTTGTAATCAGTGGGTTGCGGGTTCAACTCCTGTCACCAGCTCCAAAAATAAGCGCATAGGCGATAAAAACAAATCGCCTATACGCTTTTCTTTTTATTGAAACCGTGCAAAAACACCTGAAAACGTGTGATAATCTAACAAACAATCTAACAAGTCAGTACTTCATCTTCTGCATTTCCCGCAACAAATATGTCGGGTCGTTGTGTGACACGTACTTGTTTGCCGTTGTGGAGAAATTCTTGTGACCGAGGATTGCCTGCACAGCGGTTTTTTCCAGACCGCACTCCACCATTTTACTGCTGGCCGTATGACGCAGCGTATGCGGGTGCACCCCCTCTATATGGCATTCCTGCATCAGGGCACGGAATTTTGTAGCCACATTGCGTTTGTCCAGCTTTGTGCCGGTCTTGGATGGTATCAGCCATTCGCACCCGCTGTTCAGCATCCAAAAAGCTACCGTCTTGTAAATCGGTTCAAGAATCGGGATAATGCGGTTTTTGCCTGCCTCGGTCTTTTCGCCGCCCTGCATATAGTGCTCCTTCAGATGCACATCCTCGCAGCGCATGGAAAGCAGCTCGTCGATGCGCATGCCGGTATAAAGCAGTACCATTGCGATTTGCGCCGTCTGCCCAAACCTCGGGTCGTCTTGTCGGCTGCTGATCTGCTCGATCTCTTGGGCGGTCAGGGTGCGCTCTGCTTTTCCTGTAGCCGCCGGGAGCTGCAGTAGCATGGCATAATTTTTGTTTATGATGTCCTGCGCCATTGCCCACTCGCAGATCTGGCTAAAAAGCGTGCGCTGTTTTTCACAGGAGCTTCGGGAGAGCCCTTTTTCCACCATTGCGTCAATGACCTGTTGATAATCTGCCGCTTTTAAGTCCCGCAATTGTCGGTCGTATAGCGGAGCAGCCTTTGCATAGGCCAGCTCGTACCCCTTTTGCATGTCCGTGCTGAGCTTTTGAAACTTTGGCTGAGCTTTCCATTGGGTATAGGCATCTGCAAAGGTGCATTTCAGAAGCGCAGCGGGGGTGTTCTGGGCGTTGTAAGCGTCCAGCGCTTGTACTGCTTCGCCTGCCGTTTCAAACGTTCCCAGAACATCCCTGCTGGCTGTGAGTGCAACATACGGTCTTGCCCGCGTCCCGCTCAGTTTATACACGCTGCCGCTGCCCTTTGGGCGGCGGCGCTTTTTTCTTTGCTGCGGGGCGGCTTCCGGCTGTTTCTTTCCGCACCACGGACAAAAAGAAGCACCATCCGGGATTTCCTTCCGGCAGCATGGTCTCACGCATTTCATGGCTTACTCCTTTTTCTGCCCGATATATCCGAATGCACCATTTTCAGCAGCGGCCCTTCCGGCCTTGTAGTTGATTTTCAGGTCGTCAATGGGAGGATGCGGAGCGTCCGGGCATGGGTCAAGGCCAGCAATCTGCGCATAGGTATACTGGTCTATAATGGTCCCGCAGACGCTGACCCGGTTGTTGAGTGGGCAGTGCAGGTTTGCTGCCATCTCGGAGATCACCGCAGGCGGACTGCTGCCGTGTCGGCCCTTCAGAATGAAAAGCAGCAGTCGCTTCGTGATGGGCGGCAGAGCCCTCATCAGCAGATGCAGCTCCCGATCTACAGAATCTTCTAGCCTTTCGATGTCGGAAACCGCATACAGATCTGGGTGCATCATCTCCATAAACACGGTGATGGGGGACACCCCACATGCTGTGCACCAATCCATGACCTCGTCACTGTCCGGGCTGGTGCAGCCTTTTTCCCAGCTCTGTACCGTCCTCTCACCCTTCTCGATGAGCCTTGCGATCTCCACTTGGCTCAGGCCGGCAGATACCCTGGCCTTTGCAAGCGCTTTTCCAATCTGGGTTGCCGTAAAATAACTCATACTTTCGCCCCCGTAAAACCAACGTGTTTTTAACAGAAAATGGCGCAGAAAAAATCTGCGCCATTCGACAAAAAATATCCGTATTTTGTTTTCCAACGGCGCATGGTAGAATTTGGAACATAAGACATAAATGTGCACAAAAGAAAGGGGAAAACAAAATGGATTTTGAGCAAAGAAATGGTAAAGAAACCGAAATGACCATCATCGACGGAATGCCCGCCAGCATCCTGACCGGCACCGACCGCACACCACAGCCTTGGGAGGACTGACTATGGAGAAGATGAACCACTTTTGCACGCACATCCGCGCCGCGCTTGCCTGCTACGTTGATATGACTCCGGAGCAGAAAGCCCTTGCCACCATGTACGCCGCCCGCAAGATCAATACACTGCACGCATTACATATGACGGCCAAAACGCCCGGCGGCGCAGAGACTGGAGCAGAAGAATTATTGCAAAAATTGCAACAATTCGATTCAACCCATCAAAAAGAGTGATGGGCAAACCCATTGACTGCAACAACGTGCAGTTGTATAATGCGGTTGTAAACAGATTTACGCAGCTTTACGGCCCTCAGCTTTACCCGAGTTCAGATAATGCTCGTAGTATTTTTGATTGTTATCGCCAAAAGCTGCAACCAGATCGGCATTATTTGCTTTGTACGCGGCGAGGTTAAATTCGGCACTACCCTGACGGCCCTCTTTCATGCCGCTGGTCACAAAGTGCTCGAGATATTTCCATTCGTTGTCCCCGTACAAAGCGGCCAGATCGGCGTTGTTTGCTTTGTAATATTCAAAATTGTAAACAGGGCTGTATGCCTTAAGCATAGCAAAATAAGGGATATAATCAGGCTCTTTGCGGAAGTTTCCGGAGTACAAAGCTTTCTGGGAAATGGTCTCCTTGCTGCCATCCATGTACTCAACAACAGCTTGAGTAACGGCAATTTCTTCGATAGTTCCATTGTACCACAGGCAATCCCATTCAACAGCCGTGTCATAAACAGCGTTCTGAATTTCAGATTCAGAAAGGTACGTCAAAGGATCACCATATTTTAAGCCATCGCTATAATACGCATTCCAGTAATATGGGTTGCCGTACTTATCAAGCAAAATTTTGTTATTATGTCGCTCTCCAACATAAACATAATAGTCCGTTGTAAGTTGCGTTTGCTGTGAAAATGGAGTGCCACGCTTCGTGCTATCATCAAACGTTCCAATGATGCCGGAAGTGTTTAAGGATGTTGGGTAAATCGGGCCTACAAGACGTGCCTGTGTAGCAGAATAACCGCGAATGGAGCAAGACACCTTATCTCCAACCGCGTTCATGGGGACAAGAGTGAACGTTACATATTTGATGGTTTTGCCAGAATTGTTTCGGAAACAGATGGTCGGTGTCACACCATTTGCGGAGTTTACAGAAAAATATACATCCGTAAGCTCTACGGACGGTTTTGCCGCAACCGCCGCCATTGAAAAGAGTAACAATGTGCATAGTGTCAGAGCAAGTGCAATCAGTTTCTTTTTCATGATAACCACCTCATAAACAAAAATGAGCAGCCAACCAGCTGCCATAAAACAAAATTATCAAAGAGCTTTGCCAAAGGAGGAAAAGAAAGTGCAAGAAAATAGCACAAAGTTTGCAAAACATGATATACTAGAAGAAAAAGAGTCGCACGACAAGCTTGTGCATCTTGCCATCAGTGAGATTCTTTCGTTATCCGAAAACCAGCTTCAAGAAGTCATTCGGAGGTTTTATGCTGTATTGTAGACTGAACATTTTAAAGCAGGACGAGAACGGAAACTGGTACAAGCCCAAAAACCAGCATCGAATCTGGCGATTTTTCCGGGATGACCTGTTTGGATGGGTCAGCTGGCTTTTGCCTGAAAAAAAGCAGGCAGAACATAATCAGAAACCAGATTTACCAGAACCGGAATCAGAATCAAAGTGACGATTCCAACAGCTATCTTGCCCAAGAGGGAGCGCCGGTTTGCTTTTTCCTCCCGGACATATTGTTTGCCTGCCGTCGTGATTCTGACACCGGATTTGAACGCGCCGACTGTTGAGACCTCTGCAAGCCCCATATCTTCCAACCTGCTGGATGATTCCAGCAGATCCGAAGTGCGCTCTATTCCGCCAGGATATGCTTTATCCAAGGCCCGCAACAGTTTCAGTTCCTTCCGATCAAGATGCAAGCTCATTCCAGCAACTCCTTTTTAACTGCCTGAGCAATCCGAACAATTTTCATAATGTTTTCGTCATCCATGCCATCCAGCGCTTCCAGCAGAGCCCGGCGGGCTGGTGACAATTTTTCAAGCTCAATGCCATCTAAGGCGTTGGGCTTTTCTTTTTGCTTGCTTTCGCCGGTGAGCTCGTCTTTTGTAACGCCAAAATATGCAGCTAACTTTTCTAGCGTCACTTGGGATGGTTTTTTTCCACTTTTCCATCCACTGGGAGCAGCATTCGACAAACCGATATTTTTTGATACAGCCGTCGGAGACTCGCCACGGGAGGCACAAAGTCTCACATAGTTTTCGTAAAAAATGCCCATAACAGCACTCCGTTTCTGTGCATATCTACGAAAGCTAGCAAAGTTAGTAAAAAATGTTGACAACTAACTTTGCTAGCTGTATAATGCTCTTGTCAGTTGAAATAGTTAACAAAACACAAAGCTCCAGCGGGTAACCGCTCAAGCTGTTTTTACTTGTATTCTGCAACTACATAGTAACACACTTTGTAAACTTTTTCAACTGGTATTTTGACCAACCCATTGAAAAAGGAGAAAAAAGCATGAAAGCATCAGACAACGCAATCGCCCCCATCATCATCCGTCGCCCCGATAAGAAGATTTTCCAGATCCGCATCGTGGGCGACAGCAGCCTGATCGTCCACGCATGGAGCGAGAAGGCAAAGAAAGAGATGCTTGCATCTCAGCAGGGCAAGAAGCTCCTGAAAAAGGACAAGGTGGCAAAGAACCCGTATGGCGAGACCGCCGAGGCGCTCTACTGGCTGGATGGCCAGCCGGACGTGGCATATTCCGACTGGACGAAGGAGCTTCTGGATAAATACGGCACAACGGAGCGGTTCGGTTTCCCTGCTTGTGCAGTAAAGGCGGCGGCTATTTCAGCTGCGTACCGCCTGGGCTACATGAAGAACAAAGTGACCGGCAACGGTCTGTTTCATGTTTTTGGAACCAACAGCACGGAGTTCATCGAGATCAAGACCTTTGACGATGGTAAGCCAAAGTTTGAGCACCGGGAAGATGAGGTAAAGATCGGCATGGGAACGTCTGACCTGCGCTACCGCCCGGAATTCAAGAACTGGTATGCCGATCTGGTGATCGAGTACAACCAGAACGGCATGATCGACGAGGAAAGCCTGGTCAACATGATCGAGCTTGGCGGCGATATGTGCGGCATCGGTGAATGGCGCATCGAGAAGGGCGGCATCAACGGCAAGTTCCATGTGCAGCCCAATGCCTGAGTGATTTGGCTGGTTAGGCACGGCCTGTTACGGATAGTCAATGCAAGAATGGCATGGTTTGGCTGGCGGGGCGTGTCCCGGTTAGGTTTGCTTCGGAATGGCACGTTTCGGTAAGGCTGGCGTGGACAGGCAAGGTGAGTCGGGACGTGGTCGGGTAAGGCCAGGCTTGGCTAGGCTGTCGGGGTGTGTTTAGCTGCGGAGAGGCTTGATATGGATAGGTTCGGCTGGTGAGGCTGGGTACGGCACTGTAAGAAATGGCATGGTTGGTAATGGCTGGCATGGCGCGATATGGCGAGCTTTGTTGCGGAACGGTCAAGTTTGGTCAGGCTGGCGAGGTGAGGCCAGGCGAGTTTTGGTAAGGTCCGATATGGCTGGCATGGATTGCCAAATAAACCAAGGAGGTTCAAGCATGAAACAAATTGCAGGGTATGCATGGAAGGACAAAAAAACAGAGTCGTTCTACCACGCTACCGCAGAACAGGCGCACGATGCGTTTGAAATCATCCGCAAGCGGGAAGGCAAACTGACCCCAGAGGCTGTGGTCGAGGATGCACGACCGGAAGATTCGGTGCTGCACGAGGACTTTGAGTGGCGGGACGATGTTGCCGCCGAGAGGTACCGGGAGGGACAGGCGCGGAAGATGATCGGGTCGGTGCGCATCCTTCGGGTGGATTCCCGCCCGCCGGTAAGGGCATATGTCAATGTCCGGGTCATCGAACAGAAACCGCTCAAGTTTGAGGACGTTGTTCGGAAGCCGGAGCCGGAAGCGGATGACGCGCAGGCACAGGAAGGCGTGCGCTGCTATATGCCGATGCAGGAAGTGCTGCAAAAGCCCGCGCTGTATGACCAGATGATGGCAGACGCGCGGCGGGATGCACAAACCTACCGGCAGAAGTACAGCACGCTGGAAGAGCTTGCGCCCATCATGGAAGCGATTCAAACCACATTTGAAACGGAGGTGTAAGAGTGCCCGAAGTTTGGACAGGCGATTTAATCGGTCGCATGCACAACAACAAAATCACCATGACGGAGCTTGCCGCACGTCTTGGCTGGACGAAAGGTTACTGTTCGATGATCCTGAACGGCCTGCGAACCCCAAGCGAAGCCCGCAGCAAGATGGAAGCAGCATTGGAAGAGCTTATCAAAGAGAGGGAGACCAAAGCATGACCAACACCAATCTGACCCCGGTTCTAATCTCCGGGGTGTCCTGCTACGAGAAGGACGGAACCGCGTATCTGAAACTTGAGGACGTCGCCCGCGGGCTGGGGTTCACTCAGACGGCAAAGAGCGGAAACGAAGTTATCCGCTGGGAGCGAGTCACCAAGTATCTGGCAGAGTTTGGCATCCCCACAAGTGGGGACGGTTCTCTGCCTAGCTACATCCCCGAAAACATCTTCTACCGTCTCGCCATGAAGGCCAAAAATGAGACCGCCGAGAAGTTCCAGGCGCTGGTGGCCGATGAGATCATCCCCAGCATCCGCAAGACTGGCAGCTACATGATGCCCAAGCTCAGCAAGGAGATGCAGGCGCTGTTTATGCTGGACAACCGCACACAGCAGCAGGAGCAGCGGCTCACGGCGCTGGAGAACACCATGACGGTGGACTACAACCAGCAGCGTGTACTGCGTAAGAGCATCAGCCGGTCGGTGATCAGCGCCCTGGGCGATGAGAAAGCGCCGGCCTACATCGACAACCATGTGCGCAGCAAGGTGTACAGCGAGTGCAACCACGATGTGCAGGACTGGTTCAGGGTAAACAGCGTGGGCAACATCCCCCGCAAGCGCTTTGACGAAGCCGTGGAGTACATCCAGCGGTGGAAGCCCAGCACCAACACCGTGATGCTGATCCAGCAGACCAACGGCCAGACCAGCCTGTTTGACCGTGCCTGCGCCCCGGCGGGGCGGCTGATCGACTCAGAAGTGAGCACAAGAGGGTAAGGAGGACACCATGAGTGAGAAGATCATCGCCTACAAGGCCATGGATAAAAATATGCAGTGCCGTGGCAAGCAGTATGAGGTGGGCAAGACCTACCATGAGGACAAAGCTGATTGCTGCCGCGCCGGCATGCATGCCTGCGAGAACCCGCTGGATGTGCTGCACTACTACCCGTTGAAGGATAACCCGCGCTTTTTTGAGGTCGAGTGCGGCGGGAATGTGGATAAAAGCGAAGAGGGCAGTAAACTGGCCTGCACTGAGCTGACGGTGAAAGGTGAGGTGAATTTTGCAGGGCTGGTAAAAGCTACGGTGAATGCAGCTTTTAATCGGGTGAAGGGCAAAGAACCTTTTTCGAGCGGCAATTACAGCACGGCGGGTTCGAGCGGCAATTACAGCACGGCGGGGTCCAGCGGCTATGCCAGTACGGCTGGGTCCAGCGGCTATGCCAGTACGGCTGGTTCGAGCGGCAATTACAGCACGGCGGGTTCCAGCGGCGATTACAGTACGGCGGGGTCCAGCGGCTATGCCAGCACGGCGGGTTCCAGCGGACGTTACAGCACGGCGGGGTCCAGCGGCGATTACAGCACGGCGGGGTCCAGCGGCTATGCCAGTACGGCGGCAGCCACTGGGGCTTATTGCAGCGCAAAAGCAGACGGAAAAGATAGCATTGCCGTTGTAAACGGTGCTTGCGGTAAGGCGTGCGGCGCACTTGGGTGCTACATCGTGCTGACCGAGTACGACGATGACGGCAACATGATCTGTGCCAAAATGGCCCGCGTGGATGGTTCTGCCATCAGAGAAAACGTTTACTATACCCTCAAAAATGGCGAGTTTGTGGAGGCTTAGCCGTGAAGAAGCACTACAACAAGCGCTGGCTCGAACAGCGCTGGGATGCAAGGCAGCCGGAACGGTTGGAGCACATCCGGCTGAAGCGGCAGCTGAGAGAGAAAAAGGAGGAGTGCGGCAGTGAAGAAGAGCATGGGAATTGCAGAGTGCTGCCAGATCATGCGTGACAATAACATTTCGGTGAGCGAGCCAAATTTAAAGGCGATGATTCAGGCGGGTAGCTTTCCCCAGTGGGCGGTGCCATCCGTTGGCACGGACAAT